GAAGTATAATGAAGCATTATGTTACAAAGATTTGTATGATACATACCAATCAATGTTAATGGCTCCAGGTCAAACATCTGAGTCAGTTCCATTTGAACAACAAATTGCTGACTTAAAAGTTAAACAAATTCAACAAAGAATTGAGCAACAATTATGGCAAGCTACAACTGGTACATCTTGTTTCAATGGTTTCAAAACATTGATTAGCACAGGTACAACTGGTGTTGCTAACTCAAGCGGTGTAACTTTCAGTTCATCTGCAGCTTATGGTGTATCTGGTAACCCAATCACTGAAGTTGATAAGTTAATCAACGTATTAGATGACAACGCAATGAGCCGTGAAGACTTAGTAGTATTTATGTCTTATGCAAACTTCCGTTTATATGTACAAGCATTAACAAGAGCTAACTTCTTCGCTAACTATATCGGTGGTACTGATATTACAGCAATGATGGAAGCTACTCATCCAAACACTAACGTTAAAGTTGTTCCTACCATTGGTTTGAACGGTTCTAATCAAGTAGTAATTGGACCACGTGAGTACATCGTAGTAGGTTTTGACTTATTATCTGATCACGAGAAATTAGTAATTTGGTACTCTAAAGATTTTGACGAGCTTAGACTACGTGCAAACTACAACTATGGTGGACAGATCGCTACGTTCGGTTCTACAGCATACTTTGCAACTAACAACTTAGCATAATCTAAGTAAACACAAATATTAAAGGGGGAATAAAATCCCCCTTTTAAAAAAATAAACAAAAAATTAAATATACAAATATATGTCTTGTTATATAACTTCAGGTGAAGCGTTGGGATGTTCTGATGGAATTGGTGGTATTAAAAAAATCTATATTGTAGGTAATTCAGGTTCAACCTTAGGTGGTGTAACTGGTTATACATACGATGTGGATGGAGCTATCACTGGTGCTACTTCAGCGGCTAACACTACACTTTATGGTTTTGAATTAAAGAGAAACACTTCTTCTTTAGCACAAAACGTACAAAAGAATTTCGAAAATGGTACAATATTTTTTGAACAAGTTTTAACTGCAATTTTATTTAGATACGATCAAGAAAAGAGAAACCAATTAAAGGTTCTTTCTCAAAATGATCAAATTCAAATTATTGCAATTGATCAAAATAATACGTACTATTTGTTAGGTCAAGTACACGGTATGTATCTTTCAGGTGGTGATGCATCAACTGGTACTGCATACGGGGATCGCAATGGATTCACGATGGTGTTTACGGGTCAAGAAAACACTCCTGCAAATACAATCTTAAGTACTACTTTTGATGAACAAACAGCAACTTATGCACAAGTATTAGGTTCTGTGTTCACAGGTGCTACTATCATTGGATAATAAAAAAGTAGGTCTGTTGTGGACCGAATTTCTATATCTCAATCTGTTAAAAGAGGGGCGTTCTGCCCCTTTTTTTATTATTTTTTAAATATACCAATTCAATTTGGATTTTTTTATATTTATATATAAGAAGTAATATTATGTTATATCTACAAAAGTCACAACCAAATACTTTAACTTTAAATATTAATAATAACAGTAGAGACACCTTTACTGGTTATACTCTTACTTTTACTCACGTAATGAGTAAGGAGGTTAAATCATATAATATTAATACTGCAAATCCTGCTGAATATGCACAGAACATTCGTTACTGTGAAATTGAATTGCTATTAAATGCAGATGATTTAAATTATGAGGGGGAATATATATTAAATATATATGGTACTCCTAATGATGTATTAGTGTTTACAGGAATTGTGGTATTAGAAGGAACACAAGAAGCTAATCCATTTACACAATATATTTCTGATAATGAAGTAAATGAGAATTACATATATATACAAGATTAATCTATGAGCGAACAAGTAAAAAGAAGTGAATTTCAAAAAATAAGTTTTAATACAGCAACCTTACCAGTATTTTCTGAAGTGTTGCAAAGAAGCCCGTGGGTGTATTATGGTGAAAATAACCTATTACCTCAGTACTTTATTGAATTATTTGACAATTGTGCAATTCACAAATCTATAATCATCTCAAAAGTAAACCAGATAATGGGTGACGGTGTTGTATCACTTAACAACCCAATGGCTACAATAAATCTAATAAATCCAACAGAAAACGTATCTGAAGTAATGAGAAAATGTGCTTTGGATTTTATGTTATTTGGTGGATTTGCGTTAAACGTAATATGGGCAAAAGATAAGAAAACAATTGCTGAAATTTATCATCTTGACTTTAGTAGAGTTAGAAGTGGTAAGTTAAACGATGAGGACTTTATTGATTGTTATTATTATAGTGCAAATTGGAAAGACGTTAAGAAATATCCACCAATTGAAATTAAAGCATTCTCACAAAAGGAATCAGACCCAAATCAAATATATTATTATAAATCATATATGCCATCAATGAGTTACTATCCTGTACCTGATTGGTCAGCAGGACAAAGAGCCATTGAGATTGATGTGGAGTCAAAGAACTTTCATATGAACAATTTACGTTCAGGTATGGTTCCATCACTTTGGATTAACTATAACAATGGTATCCCTGGCGAAGAAGAACAACGTATTTTAGTTAGAGCATTAGAATCACAATATAGTGGAACAGATAATGCTGGTCAAGCAATTATCTCATTCAACGAAAGTAAGGAACAATCTCCTGAAATTACACAAATCCCTCGTAATGACAATGATTCATATTATCAAACATTAAACGATGACATTTCAAGAAACATATTATCATCACACAGAGTATCAAGTGCTGAGTTATTTGGTATTGCTACAAGTGGAAAATTGGGCGGTGGTAACGAGATTGTTGAACATTCTGAGTATTTCCGTAAGATGGTTATTATGCCATATCAAAACTGCTTGTTACCAGTTTTTGACAAATTGGTTTCATTGAAATTTGAAAAACCAACAACATTTGAAATAAAACCTTTATCATTATTCTTAACAGGAGATGTTAAAGAAAATCCAGTAGTGGATGATAAACCAATCGTAACAACACAAGTATAACCATATGGGAGTATTATTAATTAGTGAGGTGAAGTTGAAAAATTTTACTTCAATCAACAAGAACGTAGATATGGATGTTTTAAAAGCAAACGTTCAAATCTGTCAAGATATAGACCTTCAAACCATCATTGGTACAAAGTTCTATAATCATTTATGTTCACAAGTAACTGCAACGGGTAACACTTTTAATCCTGATGAAAAAATATTGGTGGATGATTATATCCAACCATATTTGTTGCAACAATCATACTTTAGAGCAATGCCGAATATAATGTATAGAACAATGAATAATGGTATTACACAAGGACAAATGGAGAATGCATCAATAGTTGATGTTGAAACATTTAAGTATTTAAGAAATGTTCAAAAACAAACTGCAGACTTTTATATGACACGTCTTCAAGATTATCTATTAATCGGTCGTGGTCAGAACAAATTCCCTGATTATGTTACACAATCTACTATTGATGGTATGATACCTGATAGAGCACAGAAGTATATGAACGGAATTGCATTACGTCATTCATCTCGTAAAGGTTATGATATGAGACAAATAAGCAAACAATTTACAGTGTACTCTGAGTTGCAAAATGAAAATCCTCCTTGTCAAGATTGCTATTAATATGAACACAGAAATATTATTAATTATATCAAATATATTAACAGGTATCGCAGCATTCTTCGTTGGTAAAAGACGTAGTGATGCTGAGACTGATAATCAAGTACTTAGAAACCTTGAACTATCAATTGGTTTGTATAAGAATATCATTGATGATCTTAAACAAGAAATACACGAATTAAATATTAAGGTTCAAGACCTACAAAAAAAGGTTGAGAATTTAATGGATGAGAATAGAAAACTAAAAAAATATAACGGATTATGATAGATAAGTTGCCACAACCAACTGAAGAAGAATTAAATATGACAGGTAAACACGAGTATTATTCAAGGATACTTGATATGGATTTACATAAGAAATTAAAGATTGACCATCTACAATTAACAGGATGGATTAGTCATAACTTCAATAGTGTCTATTTAACAGAAAAAGAATTAACCTACAAAGAATATTTAAAATTAACAAAGTAATATGAAATTAGAACAAATTATTAATCTAAAATTGAATAACTTTGAGATTAAATATCCAAAGAAGAAAGAAAGTTATATAGAACCAAATCCGTGTTGGGAAGGTTAT